AACCACCCACATCAGCGCGCCCAGCGCCGGACTGCGCCAGAGCTTTGATGTCGCGCCGCTGCCGGTGATGGCCACACCGGCGGTGTTCGGCGTGCAACTGACGATGCTGGCGCGCAAGACCGATGCGGGCTTGGGCAAGTTGAAGGGCCTCGTGGTCAGCGGCGCGCAAACCGCCGTCAGCCCCGAGGTGATCCTGCAGGAACAGCAGGCATGGCAGTGCGCGTTGTTCGAGCGCAACCCGAACGGCAACGTGCAGTGGACAGAGGCGGCCTTCAACGCCGCTGAGTTCGGGGTGGAGTCGGCGTGACCGACCGACGCATCACTCGGCAGGTCACGGAGACGTCCAGCCAGCCGCTTCCCGGCAATGCACTGACGGAACTGCGCGGCGAGGTGCTGTCGCGCGCCGGTGCTGGCAGCCTTGCCGATCACTTCGCCGCAGAATCCGTCAGCGCGCCGTGGCCACCAGATCGTGCTGCGACGTGGCTGGCCGAAGTGCTGGCCAAGCCCTGGCCGCCGCTGATCGGGCCGGTGTTCGTGGTCGAGGCGCTGCGCCGGGACACGGCTTCGAGCGCCATCGTCGCCACCGGCATGGATGCCTTTGGCGATACGCCGTGGCCGCAGGCGCAGCGTGGTGTGTTTGCCTTTCGCCACGACTGGACCGAGCCGCTGGTCGAACGGCTGGCGTGGCAGACCAGCGTGACGCGACTGGCCAGCGGCAACGAATCGCGCCAAGCCCGCCGCAAGGTGCCGCGTCGCACTTTGACGTATCAGGTCGGCAACGCGCGTCCGAGCGATGCGCTGGTGGCCGACTGGCTGGCCGACCATCTGGGCCAACGTGCGTGGTGGCCGCTGCCGCAGCACGCCGTGGTGCTGACCGCGCCTGCCGAAGCCGGTGCGCTGGCCCTCGATGTGCAGCACGCCGACTGGCGGCACTTCGTGCCCGCGAGCGCTGATTTGCTACTCGACTGGAACGGCGTGCAGGGCTGGCAAGGCGATGAAATCTGGGCGCTACTCATCGCGCCGGACGGTTGGCAGCAGGTGCAGTTGAGTGAAGTCGAGCCGGATGCTTTGTGGCTCACCGAACCCTTGGCTCGTCACGCGCCGCTGGGCAGTCTGGTGCTACCGCTGGTGTGGGGTCGCGCGCTCGATCCCGCCGATCTCACCCAATGGATGCCGGGCATGGTTGGCGGCAACGTGGTGGCCCAGCTCGAACCGGCACCGCCGCCGGATGCCGATCTGCTCGACGATCCGTGGCTGGACGATCTGCCGGTCTGGCCCGATGGCAACTGGCGCGACGATCCGACCGCAGTGGCCTCCGCCACCATCACCCGGCAGGATTTCTCACCCGCCGATGCGTGGGTGCGCCGCGACGACCCGTGGGCGACCACAACTTTCCAGCGGCGCTATCTGGCCAGCACCGTGGAGGAGATCGAGATCTGGCGCTCGCGCCTGTGGGAAACGCAGGGGCAGCTCAACGCCTTCTGGCTGCCCGATGGCTTGGCTCCGATCCTGTGGGTGACCGCCGAGGCCGATCCGGACGACGGTTTCATCCGGGCGCGCGGCGAGGACATCAGCGCCTTCTGGCATCGCCCCGCCGCCTGCCTGATCGTGCATCCGGACGGCTATCAGCAGTACGCCCTGACGGCCACTTGCCATCTCGATGGCGATGCAGTGCTGGTGCTGCGCTCCGGCCTCGACGACTGGGTGCCAGAAGGCAGCCGAATCATTCGCCTTGCCCGTTGCCGCCTCGACCACGACGCCATCGACCTGTACTGGCACAGCCCGACGCTGGTGGAGATCTCCCTGACCGGGCGCCAGTTGCCCGAACCACGCGGCAACGACCGCATCACCTACGAGCCGTCCTGACCATGAGCCAGAATCCTTTGCAGGAGGTGGAGCTGTACGCCTTTTCCAGCAACACCGCCCGGTTCTTTCTGACTCCGCACGAATTCGATGTCGATCTCGATGGCAATCGTTATCAGAGCCTTGCCATCGAACGCAACGAACTGGCGTTGGGTGCCGAGGCCGCCAAATCGGCGTTGGAACTGAAGCTGCCACCGAACAGCGAACTGGTGCGGCATCTGCTGGCCACCACGCTGACCGGCGAAACCACCTCCGTTACCTTGCGCATCGGTCAGCGCGATAGCTGGGGCGACTACTGGTGGCTGTCCGGCACGCGCTGGATGGGCCGGGTGTTGGGTGTCGAAGTGGCTGACGATGTGGCTCGCGTTCGCTGCGAGTCGGCGCAAGTCAGTCTCAAGCGTATCGGGTTGCGGCGGCTCTACAGCCGCAAGTGTTTCCACGTGCTGTATTCGGCTGCCTGTGGTGCCTCACCCATTTCCGCCAGTGCCTTGGTGAGCAACAGCAATGGCCGCAACGTCGATCTCGATGGTGGCACGCCCGGCAGTGTCAGTGGAGGCTTGGCCGGTGGCTGGCTGCAAACCCCGGAAGGTGCCCGCCACATGATCGTCAATGATTACGGTGGCGGCGTCGAGTTGCTCTATCCGGTCGCCATTGAAGCCGGTACCGAGGTTCTGCTGACGGTCGGCTGCGATCACAGCACGGCCACGTGCGTGTCGCGCTTCGGCAACCTCGACAACTACGGCGGCTTTCCCGCCATCCCGAGCAAAAACCCGTTCTCGACGGGCGTGTTCTGAATCCCTGGAGAAATCGCCATGTGGTACCTCGTCGTCATCGTGGTGGCGGCGCTGGTTTCGGTCGCGCTCGCGCCGAAACCGCCCGAACCCAAACCGGCGTCCCTGTCTGACGTCGATGCCCCCACCGCAGAAGAAGGCCGACCGATTCCCGTCGTGTTCGGCACCGTGCTGCTGCGTGGCTCCAACGTCGTCTGGTATGGCGACCTCGAAGCCGACCCGATCAAGAAGAAAGGTGGCAAGAAATGACCACTCAGACCGTCATCACCATCGATCACGTGCGCGCCGTGGGCCTGTGCGTGAACGGCACGCGCACTTGGTTTGCGCGTCACGATCTGGATTTCCGCGCTTTCCTGCGCGATGGCTGTGATGCCGAAACCTTGCTGGCCACTGGCGATGCAATGGCACAACGTGTGGTCGATCACGCCCGCAATCGATCCAGCCAGCGGGAGCAAGTCTGATGGGTGGCAGCAGCAAGAAGCAAACCGTTGGTTATCGCTACCGGATGGGTCTGCATCTGGCCCTGTGCCAAGGCCCGGTCGATGCCGTGCAGGAAATCCAGATGGGCGACCGTACCGCGTGGGGTGATGCCGACCGCGCGCCGCTGTCCACCGGCCACGGGCTGACCAGCCTGAGCATCAACAAGCCAACCCTGTTTGGCGGCGACGAGCGCGAAGGCGGCGTGGTCGGCACCATCGATGTGCTTTCTGGTCATGCCGGACAAGGACGCAACGACTACCTGATGAGCCGCCTCGGTAGTTCCATTCCGGCATTTCGGGGTGTGCTGTCCTTGGTGGCACGCAAGATCCTGTTCGCAGCCAACAACCCCTACATCAAACCGTGGGCAGTGCGCGTCCGGCGCTTCACGGCGGGTTGGTTCGATGCGCCGTGGATGGAATGGAATGCCGAAGTCCGCACCTGGGATGAGGACGAAGGCCAGGAAATCAGCGTCGGCATGAACCCGGCGCACATCCTGGTGCAGAGCCTCACCGATCCGCACTGGGGCATGGGCTACCCGCAGAGCACCATCGGTTGGAGTTTCTGGAACGCAGCGTGGGCCCTGTCGAGCGAGGGCTTCGGCCTCAATCTGATCTGGACGCGCCAGCAGCCCATCGAGAGCTTCATCGGCCAGGTCATCGACCACATTGGCGGCATCCTCTACACCGACCCGGAGCAAGGCACGTTTGAGCTCAAGCTGCTGCGCGACGACTATTGGATCGACAGCCTGCCACAGTTGGGGCCTGACGAAATCGTGCGGCTGGAACGCTTCGAACGTGCCCAGTGGGGCGAGCTGCCCAATGAACTGACCGTGGTCTACACCGACTGGCAGACCGGCGGTGATGCTGCCGTTACGGTCGAGAACCTGGCCGCCATCCAGTTGCAAGGCGGCGTGATCAATCAACGCCGCGACTACCCGGGCGTCAACTACGGGCCTCTGGCCGCGCGGCTGGCATTGCGTGACTTGCGCGCCTTGGGTTCGCCCCTGGCCCGGATGAGCCTGACCGTGGCACGCGACACGCTGGAGCGTGCGCCGCTGCCAGGTGATGTGTTCCTGCTGAACTGGCCACGCTTGGGTGTGGATCAGATGGTGGTGCGCGTCACCGGCATCGACACCGGCACCTTGGGCGCGGCCGAGTGGCGCATCGAAGCCATGGAAGATGTGTTCGGGATAAGCAACACCGTGCTGTCGCCCCCGCCACCGCACGTCGAGGAGCCGACCATTGAGCCTTTGCCGCCCGCCTTGGTGCTGGCCGTCGAGGTGCCGTATTGGGAGCTGGCCCGGCGTTTGTCGCGCGCAGATCTGGCCTACCTGACCGATACGGACACCTATCTCGGTGCGCTGGCTGCTGCCGGTGGCACCGGGCAGTTAAATTGGCAACTGGCTACCGGCGCGTCCAGCGGCGACCTCACTGCCGTGGTGGGCGAAGACTACGCACCACTGCTGACGCTCGATGTGGCCTTGCCTGCCAGCGAGGTCGATGCCATCGGTGTGCCGGTGACGGCCATCAGCCAGCCGGAGAGACTGGCCGTGGGCGACTACGCCTACCTGCTGGATGCCAGTGGGGTGATTGCAGAGGCCGTTGCCGTCCTGGCCTTCGATGCTGCCAACGCGACCATCGATCTCGCACGCGGCGTGCTCGACACCACACCCCAAGCACATGCCTTGGGGACTCGGCTGATCGGTGTTGGCGATTGGCTGGCATCCGAAGGTGCGGAGCTGGCCCCGGGCGAGTCGGTGTTCGTGGGCGCGATTCCTCGCACGTCGACCGATCAGGGTGATCCTGTGCTGGCCGCCAACGGGCAGCCGATGGCGCTGACCGGTCGGCAGTCCTTGCCGTATCCACCCGGTCGCATCCGTTTCAATGGCCAGACCGAGCCTGCCGTGGTGGCCGGTGACCTCACCGTCGCGTGGGCCCATCGCGACCGCACGCAGCAGACCGCCTACCTCGTGCAACAAGACGAGGGCGATATCGGGCCAGAGCTGGGCGTGACCTACACGGTGCACATCCGCAATCGCAACAACGTGCTGGTTCGTACTGAGACGGGGCTGCTCGGCACCGCCTACATCTGGACGGCAGCAGTGGTCGCGCTGGATGCCGGTGCGCTGGGCGACCGCATCACGGTGGAGATCAGTGCCGAGCGCGATGGTTTGAGTAGCTGGCAACCGCAGGTGCGGGTCATGGATCGCGCAGGCTACGGCCTGCGATGGGGACAGTATTGGGGAGGTGTGTGATGGAGCCGCGCATCGATGTTCATCTGCTCACCCTGAACGAGCCTGCCGAATGGCGTGATGCCTGCATCGCTAGCCTCGAGGACGCACCGATCCAGTTGCACGTTTTGCCCGGCATTCCGGGCCGTATCGGCGAGGCACGCGCAGCAGGCTATGCACAAGGCACTCTGCCGCTGGTGTCCTTTGTCGATCCCGGCGATATGTACGAAGCCAGTGCCTTCACACAACTGGCCGATGCGCTGGATGCCTGCCCGCAGGCTGTGATGGCCTACACCGACGAAGCACTGACCGACGAAAACGGCCACGACATCGCCGTGCGTCGTCTGGCCTACAGCCGCTGGCAGCACGCGAACAGCGCCAGCCATGTGCACGGCCTGATCGTGATGCGTCGATCCGTCGTCGAAGCCGTGCTCAAGGAAACCACCGACCTCAACAACTTCGCCGACTGGCTGCTGACCCTGCTCGTGGCCAAGCGTGGCGGCGTGCTGTACCGGCCCATCGTTGGGCGTCATTGGCGACAACACCCGCAGCAAAGCCATCGAACCGGCGACCCGGAAGCAGTCCGGCGTATTCGTCAAGCCTCGAATCTCTGGAGATAAACCATGTCATCGACCGATCCGAACCTTGGACTCAATTACGGCTGGACACTCGGCGTAAGTGGCTGGGACACCGGCATGGACGCCAACCTCAAGCGCCTCGGCGCGGTGGTCGGCCTGTCCGTGAAAGACCGCGACCTGACCACACCACCTGCCAGCCCCGCCAACGGCGACCGCTACATCGTGCCTGCGGCTGCTACGGGCGTGTGGGCAGGCAAAACCAACCAGATCGCCGTGCGCATCGCCGATGCCTGGGAGTACCACGTGCCAAAGATCGGCTGGCTTTGCTTCATCGAGGACGAGGCCAAGCTCTCGGCCTACAAGTCCACCGGATGGAGCGCTGGCATAGCCATCTGATTTCCCTTCCTCGTACCCACCAGAAACCCGCCCAGATGTTCACTCACTGGGCGGGTTTCGCATTTCTGGAGACTGCTATGACCGAATCCGAACAACAACAGCCTGCGCTCGTCGAGAACATGCTGCTCTTACGCCGTGAGGACTTCGACGAACTGCTCGACCGCGCCGCTGAACGCGGAGCCGAACGTGTCCTGACCCACCTTGGCCTGGAAAACGGCCACGCAGCACGAGACATCCGTGAACTGCGCGACCTGCTCGAAGCCTGGCGCGATGCCCGCTGTACCGCGTGGCAAACCACGGTGAAGGTCATCACCACCGGCATCCTTGCAGCGCTGCTGGTCGGTGCCGCCATCAAGTTGAAACTGATGGGAGGCCCACAATGATCGAGACCTTGCTCGGCGGCCTCCTCGGTGGAGCCTTCCGTCTCGCGCCTGAAATTCTCAAGTGGCTCGACCGCAAAGGCGAGCGCGGCCACGAACTGGCGATGCAGGACAAGGCGCTGGAATTCGAGAAGCTGCGTGGCGCGCAGCGAATGTCAGAAATCGGCGCGGGTGCCGATGCCGCGTGGAACGTCGGAGCCATCGAAACACTGCGAGAAGCCGTTCGCACGCAGGGCGAAAAAACCGGCGTGCGTTGGGCCGATGCCCTGTCTTGCAGCGTTCGCCCGGTCATCACCTACTGGTTTATGGCCTTGTACTGCGCCGCCAAGACGGCCGCATTCGCGGCTGCAGTGACTGCAGGTGCTGGCTGGGGCACGGCCATCCTGCATGCCTGGACGGAGGCCGATCAGGCGCTATGGGCCGGGGTGCTCAACTTCTGGTTCCTCGGGCGCGTGTTTGACCGGGTGCGGCCGTGATCGAAGTACCGAAAGCGGCCATCGATCTGGCCAAGCGCTTCGAAGGGTTTGAGCGCAAGGTGAAGCGTGGAATCGAGATCACTGCCGTTCCCTACATCTGCCCCGCAGGTTTCTGGACGATTGGATACGGCCATCTCTGCGACCCGAAGCACCCACCGATCACAGAGGCTGAAGCGGAGGTCTATCTGGCGCGCGACCTGCAATCGGCGCTTGCCGCGACGCCGACGTCCCCCCGCTTTCAGTAGCGGGGCGATTTAGAGTCCGGGGTGGATGGTAGTGGATGCCAGTTGCTTCGCGTAGGCGCTCGGTGTCAGTCCGCCCAATGCCTTTTTTGGCCGCTCCTCGTTGTATTCCCGGCGCCAGGTTTCGATGACGGTCCGCGCGTGCAGCAGGTGGGTGAACCAGTGTTCGTTGAGGCACTCGTCGCGCAGGCGGCCGTTGAAGGATTCAACGTAGGCGTTCTGGTTCGGCTTGCCGGGTTGGATCAGGCGCAGTTGCACGCCGCGCTCGTACGCCCAGGTGATCATGGCCTTGCCGCAGAACTCCTTACCGTTGTCGGTGCGGATCACCTGCGGCAGGCCACGGGCGAGCGCCAGACGGTCGAGCACGCGCGTCACGCCCAATCCGGAGATCGCGCGCTCGACCTCGATCGCGATGGCCTCGTGGGTGGCGTCGTCGACGATCGTCAGGCACTTAATGACCCTACCTTCGGCGGTGCGGTCGAACACGAAGTCCATCGACCACACCTGATTGGCCGCCAGCGGCCGGATCAGCGGCTGGCGCTCGCCCGGCAACACCTTCTTGCGCTTGCGGCGCCGCACCTGCAGCTTCGCCTCCTGGTACAGCCGTTCAACGCGCTTGTAGTTCACGAGCAGCCCCGCTTGCCTGAGCTTGAGGTGGATCATCCCGACGCCGTAGCGCTTGTGCCGCTGCGCCAGCGCCAGAATCCGCGCCCGCAACTCAATGTTGCGGTCCGGACGTGGCGCATAGCGGTAGGCGCTGGCGCTCATGCGCACCACCGCCAGCGATCGTCGCTCGCTCAGCCCCTTGTCCACCAGATGCCGCACCAGCTCGCGTCGAGCCGGTGCGGTCACCACTTTTT